CTACTTCAACGGAAGCAGACCTAGAGGCTCGTAATGCACAAGACTTTAAAATAAGCTCTAACAATTTAGGCCCTCGCAATGAAGAGAACGCCGAGCTTTACGATATGCACGAAGCAGTGTTCCAGGCTGTCCACAAGTGCGCGGACGACTACGGTCGCTATTGGGGCATAGGAATTCAGTCCTACGAAGCTTTTAATTTTGTTAAGTACGACGGCCCTGGAACTCATTTTAAGATCCACGCCGATCACGGCCCGACCTATGTATGCACTGTTTCCGTTGTTGTCTACTTAAACGATGATTACGAGGGCGGTGAGATCTGGTTCCCCCGTATGGATGGGCTAGTAATCAAGCCTGAGCCAGGAGATATAGTTGTATTCCCTTCTACCTATATCTACGAACACGCATCACAGCCGATGGTCTCTGGCATAAAGTACTCAGTGGTAATCATGACTGACTTTAATGACCGTGGCGGAGTAAACAAGAAGGTATCACAAACTGTGCAAGACTACGGACTAAAATACTAATGGAGTATGAAATGATGAATAACGAATCAGAAGATGCAGGTAAAGTCGAACAGCAGATGCTGGAGAAAAGACTAAGCGATTGGTACACCTTAGCGGAGAGAACCTGGACTTCAGCTGAAGAGGTAGCACCAGGAACTGGAATCTGGGTATACAGAGATGTACTACCTAAAGAACTTAGGGTCATCGAGCGTCTAGAAGAAGTTCTAAACGATCCAGACAACGACTACCAGTATCAGGAAGCCATGGTTGGCTATCAGATGAAGATGCCAGAGTACCGTGACTGCGTAGATTTTAAATACAAGAAGTCAGACATTATTGACGATGTAACTCCGTCTGGGCTAAAGCTACACGAACTAGCAGATGACACTGTCTATCGTCAGATGCAGGCAGTAAAAGACTACACTCGTCGATACAACATCGGTGAGCTCCGCTACTGGGAGGCAACCAACTACGTGCGATATGGCGAGGGACAGCACTTCCAGGAGCACCACGACCACGGCTACTCATACAACTGCGTAGTTTCAGTAGTTACTTTCCCGAATGATGACTATGAAGGTGGAGAGTTATACTTCCGCCTGCAGAACGTTACTGTAAAACCTAAGGCCGGAGAGATGTACGTATTCCCGTCTAACTTTATGTATCCGCACCGCGCTATGCCGGTGAAGTCTGGCGTTAAGTACTCTATGGTAACTATGCTGGACTACTCAGATAAGTTCCACAGCCCGGAGTTTTATGCCGAGACCGGGAACTAGTGAAAAGTATCAAAGTCCGAAGTAGCAGGCCAGGGTCAGGTCAGGTATCCCAGCTGCCAGCTACTAGAGGTTGGATGGACGACTCAGCTGAGAAGCACGCCTATATGTGCTTCCCCATGACGGTTACCAACCGTCTAGGCTGGGGCATTTCATTTCCGGAAGATATTGTATTTATCTGGGACGGCATTGATGACACTACACCCGACCATGTAAAAATTTTAAAGGGTGAAGAATATGCTAGCCCTAAAAGATGTAACGCAACGATAAGCTTTGAGACAGGTCTGATTTTTAAAACAGACCCGGACGTGACAATGCTAGCTATGCCAGTGCCGAATCAATTTATTGCTGGTACTCAGTGTTTTACTACTTTAATTAGCACTTCGTTCTATATGCCAGAACTGCCAATTGCTTGGAAGATAACCGAGGCTAATAAAGAGATAACAATTCCAGCTGGCACCCCCGTTGCAGCTGTATTGCCAATATCTTTGACAGCTTTAGAGAACGATTATGAAATGATGATAGACCCTAACCCAATTCCACACACCTACTGGGAAGAAGTAGCTAAGTATGGTGCTGCAGCTCAGTTGAAGAACGAGGTGGGCGATTGGTCAAAGATGTATAGAGACGCCGTAGACTACAAAGGAGACTCAGTGGGAGCCCACGAAACAAAGTCAATCAAACTAAAAACAGTAACTTGCCCCTTCACCGGGCAGAGCTATGAAGTAGAGGACGACTCGGTTGAGCCTACCGAATAAAATCAAGTTTGTTATTAATAGACCTTGGCTAACCAAAGACAGCCCATCCGCTCCAGGTCCAGTAATCAAGACTATCCCGGACTGGTACCGTAAGGCAGACCGCTTTGCCATCAATCCCCACACCAATGAGCCGTGGATTGACCCGCGTGACGGTGGCAAAGTCCCGACCTGGAAAGCTTGCCCTGCAGTTTTTGACATCATGGGAACTGGCTATGTATACAAAACCCCTTGCGACATAGAGGTCACAGAAGTTAACGGAAAAGTCTCTATAAAAGTTTTAGACCCTCAGAATCAAGATTTTGTAGGAGCTCGCCCACCTATGCCTCAGTTTGTCGCCCCGCAGGGGTATCACGAGGATCACTTTGCCTGGTGGGCCGACTGGGCAGTAGAGCTTCCAGAAGGCTATAGCGCACTCTACTCTCAGCCTTTTAATCGATTTGAGCTGCCATTTTTAACAACTAGTGGGATTATCGACAACGACAAGGTCCACCTACCAGGCACTATGCCATTTTTTATCGTTAAGGGCTACACGGGGGTCATTCCTGCAGGAACTCCGTATGCTCAGATTCTCCCCTTTAAGAGAGAGAACTGGGTAGCCGAGGTTGAAACCACCATAAGCTACGAGCAGATGGTTAAGAAAAACATGGAAAACTCTGATAAATATCGGGTTCCCAACGGTGGCGTGTATCAAAAAGAAGTGTGGACCCGTCGCACCTACGAGTAAGGTATAGGATAGTAATATGGACTTAGCTAACGATAATCTTAGAAATACCGACAGGGTATCTATTACGCCATCCGGATTTTTTGGAGACTCTTCAGACAACATAGTTGCGCTAGAAGATTTCATGACTCCTGAAGAGCTGGACTACCTAGATAAATTTGCTCGATCAAATACAGTCTGGGACTACACCGAGTCGCACTACAACGACGAAGGTGTCTGCATCTATGACGCATCCTACTGGGAAGACAGGGTTGCCACAACCGGCAGCCTAAATGCCTCTGATCCTGGAGTACTCAAGATTATTGAGGGGATGCAGGCTCGACTAAAGATAGAAGTAGATAAGTTTCTAAGTGTAGACGCCCTACCAACTCCGCCAGCGCTTGTTCGTTGGTTGCCAGGTCAGTACCAGCACCCGCACGCAGACAAAGAGCTGCACGAGGGCGAGAACCGCGGCAAGCCAAACGACTTCCCGTACTATGACATTGCTGGTCTATTCTACTTGAACGATGACTATGAAGGCGGAGAGCTTTATTCCCTAATCAGGGAATCCAGTTCAAACCAAAGCGTGGAGCCGCATACTTCTTCCCTGGAGACATGAACTACATTCACGGAGTTACAGAAGTAAAGTCTGGTATCAGATACGTTAGTCCATTCTTCTGGACAATTTTAAAACACACCGGCGAAAGACAACCTAAGTAAGGAATCTAATGATTATCGAAAACATTGATAAATCAACTTTTAACTATATAAAAGACGAGCCTAATGAAAAAGGCGTTCTAGGCGTTACTCACAATAGAATTGTAGAGATTCCTAACTTTGTAGACGCTGATACCGCTGAAAACATGATCAACTACTTTGAAGCTAAGGCAGAGGAGTGGGGAGATATTGCCTTCTACAACTCAGCCGGAATGGGTCTAGCACCTAATGACCCAGAGCTTGCTAACTATGGTCTAGACGGTATGTTCTTTGAGAACCTACGAGAGAAGTACCAAGAAGCTGTAGAGCTAGTATTTGAGCGCGAGGTCCGACCTAATACTTCACACGCACAGAAGTGGGTAGTCGGAGGCTTCGCAGCACCTCACTCGGATAACTCAGACTTTGAGGGAGAGCCAAACCCTTTCGAAATCAATAAGTATGTCGGCATCCTGTATCTAAACGACAACTATGCAGGTGGCGAGCTATACTTCCCGGACCACGGGATCGAGTTCAAGCCAAACTCTCTGTCATACTATGTTTTCCCGGGTGGCATCGAGAACATCCACGGAGTTAAAGAAATACTAGAAGGCACTAGATACACCATGGTTTCTTTCTGGGACTTCGCCGATGCAGAATACTCTGACGAACGCCAGGAGTGGTGGAAAGAAGAGATTGCTAAGGTTCGAGAAGAGCAGAAAAAGCAAAAAGAAGAGTGGGATAACGGAAATAAGCTTGCATAATGAAACTTACAGTATATGCAGACAAAATTTTCTACTACGAAGAAGCAATAGCTGAGCCAGATAAAGTTGTAGAGCTACTAGAGCTCACGGACGAACTGCTAACAGATAGCGACGCCATAACAAAATGGAATAGCTGGGAATCTTCCAAAAAAGACGCAGTCTACATATACGGTAAGCAAAAGCACGTAGACGGGTTAAAGGCAGACAGTAGCTCCGAAAACGTTAAGTGGATATATCAAACTCTTTCCGAAACCCTACACGCTTGCGGTCGAGACTACAGTAGCTCGCTTGGGATAGAGTACGTAGATCCATCACCGATTAGTATCTCTAAATACCAAAAGGGCGCTGAAATGGGCCCCCACGTTGATTGGCACGGAGATACTATGGTTGAACCATTGATGTCAGCAGTGCTCTATCTAAATGATGATTACGAGGGCGGCGAGCTAGACTTTCCTGATCTAGGAGTTACCATAAAGCCTAAGGCTGGAAGCATAATTATATTTCCGTCCGTAGCCCCTTTTTACCACCAGTCTTTGATCGTCAAGTCTGGATTTAAATACATGTCTCCAGCTTTTTGGATTAAGCGTCTATAATCGGATCTCTAGAAAAAGAAGTAAGCGTATACCT